GTAATGCTGCTGTAATCAGCAACGGTATATTTTCTATCAGCATGGTTACAATGTTCGTAACCACCGTTACGATTGTTGGCAGCAATGTAGGTAACGCTTGTGCGATACCTTGCGCCAATTCCGTAATAATCTGTACGCCTGCCTCTAAAAGCTGCGGTAATATAGTAAGCAGCGTATCTATGATTGTCGGTATAATCTGCCCGATTATGCTTATCATTTCCGGCAGCATTCCAACCAGCGTATTAAGCAAGTCCTGTACGCCGCTCATTAACGGCGGTAGTAACTCCTGTATAACCTGTGGTATATACGTTGCAAGCTGCTCTACGATTTCTCCCAGTCCGCTTACCAGCCTCGGCACTGTTTCTATTACCCTCGGTGCTATATTCCCTACCACTGTTACGATACTGTCTACCAGATTGCTTGTAAGCTGTGAGAAATTCGCCTCGCTGTCTGCCATTCCAGCTACCCAGTTGTCCCACGCTGAACTCATGGAACTAACCGAACCTTCTATTGTTGTACTTGCCTCTTTTGCCGTTGTCCCTGTTATGCCCATTTCCGTCTGTACGACGTGAATAGCGTCTACAATGTCTGAATATGATGAAATATCGTACTTAATGCCGGATAGCTTGCTTGCATCATCAAGCAGCCGCTGCATTTCCTCTTTTGTACCGCCATATCCCAGCTTTAAGTTATCCAGCATGGTATAATTCTGCTTTGCAAAACCGTTATAGGCGTTCTGTATAAGCGATATGTCAGTACCCATTTTATTTGCATTGTCTGACATATCCGTAATTGCCACGTTTGCCTTTTCTGCTGCCGCTGCCGTGTCATTATTCATACTGGCAAGCAGCGACGCTGAAAAGCTGGTAACTGTTTCCATGTACTCATTTGCAGACATTCCGGCTGTTTTATATGCGTCGTTTGCATAACCAACAACCGTATCAGACGACGTTTTAAAAAGAGTTTCTACACCGCCTACAAGCTGTTCCTGTGCTGCGTATCCCTCTATCGCTTTTGTGGTAAGCGCTCCTATGGCTGTTGCCGCTCCCGCAACTGCTGCCGCCGTCGCCGCTGCTGCTGCTTTAAGTGCTGTACCCATTCCGCTTAGCACGCTTGTAAATCCAGAAAATTTCCCCTTTGCGTCGTCTGCCTGTTCCCCGCTGTCTTTTATTTCCTTTCCCATTTCGTCAGCGGCTTTTTCTGCTTTTTCCATTTCGTCAGTCGTTTTGCCTAATTCCTGCTCTGTCTTTACAAGCGCTGCTTTCTGGTAATTTAACTGGGTTTCAAGTTTTTTACTTTCTTCGCTATTGTCTCCTGTTGCCTTTCGACATTTTTCTAAAGCCGCCTCGGTTTCTTTTACCTTTTTTGCCTGCTCGTCGTATGTTTTCTGTAGTACCGTCTGCTTTGCTTTCAGCGCATCTACGCTGCTTGCATTGTCCTTATATTCAGCCGTTACAAGTTTCATTTCAGAATTAAGCACTTTAAGGGTGCTGTTAATTTCCTTGCAGGCTGCTTTATACTCTGCCTCTCCGTCAAAACTTAACCTTGTTTTGACGTTCTGCGTCTTATCTGCCATAATTAAAAGCCCCCTAACGCTATGTCTATATCGTCCATGTTTTCTGTAGCTGCTGGTGTTCCCGCCTGTTCCTGTCGGAAAATGTGCGGGTTATATTCCTTGTGATATTTAAACAGTGTCGTTATCTGGTATGGTGTTTTTCTCCACGCCTCACGTTCCCTGTATCTCAAAAGCACTACTGCAATATACAAAAGCCGTGCAGTATCTAATTTTCCTGCACGGCTTCCCTGTTTCCCTCTTCTGTTGTTTCTTCTCCGTCGTTTTCGTTCTCTGCGTCTCTGTTGTCTCCCGCTGTTCCTCTGTAGAACGATTTAAAAATAGCGTTCTGTACTTCCTGCAAATTTCCTGCGTGTATCAGTCTGCCTACCCTCTTCTCTTCCAGTAGCTGTGCGTTTTCGTCCTCTGCTAAAAGTGCCTCGTTAATAAGCAGCGTAAGTAACCACCTTGTATCTTTAAAAAGGTTTGGGTTATCTTTATTGAATACCTCACTTAATTTGTCGTAGCCCCCAAACTTTTCCTGTACTTCGTCTAATGCGTTCAGTGAAAAAAGTAAACCATATTCTTTGCCGTTCAGCTCTACGGGAAAAGCCCCGCTCTTTAATGCTCCCATGATATAAAATTAAGGCGCAGCCCATGCTACGCCTCTCTCCTTTCCTGTTTTATACACTTTCCATTGCTGCTGCCTTTTCCGGCACTGCTGTAAACCACGTCTTAGCCGCTGCGCTTTCCTCTGTTCCCACAAAATCAGCTTTCCACAAATTATCTTTCTTTCTCGTTGTAAAAGATGCCTCAATATCCGGCGTGTTAAACTTGATGCTCTCGCCCTTTGTTTCGTACTTTTCAGACGGCACTTTAAATTTTGCTTTAAGCAGCCATACGTAACGGTATTTACCGCCCGTTTTCTTAGCTCTGAACCCTACAGCAACGTACGGCGGCTCGTCCTCTTTTCCCGCCCATACTACGCTATTCTTATCTACTGCCTGCCCCAGCAGCTCTGCCAGCACTTCCGGCGTAAGATCTTTAATTCCCAGCTTAAGTGTTCCGCTTGCAAACTCCGTAACGCTCTCGCTTAATGTATCGTCTGCATACAAACTGCCGTCTGCTGTCTTTACGGACAAATCGGCGCTCATTGCCTCTGCCATTTTCTTAGGTGTCCCGTAGCTCTCTGCTCCGTCTGCCTCTGTGCATACGGCGTAATATAAATCTTTCAGTCCCAGTGTCATTGTTTAATCACTCCTCTTTCAAAATCTCGACTGTGATAGGTACTAACCAGTACCCCGTTTCTGTTTCGTAGCTTTCTGCGTCTATGCTGTTGATATAAACGCCTGCTGCTTTCAATACCTCTTTTGTCTTATCAAGCTGCGCCTCAAAATCGCCCTTATGGAAAAGCGTAACTCTATACATTTCCCTGCGCTCTTTCTCTTCGTCGTCTGCATTTACCGCAGGCGTACCCAGCAGCCGCAGAAACGTATAATATGCGTCTGGCTTATCCCGTCCAGTGTAAACGCCTCTCTGGGCTGGCAACCCTGCGCTTTCTAAAATCTCCTGTATACTCATTCGCCTGTTTCACTCTCCCATATACTGCGCTGTGCCTCTACTACCTTTTCGTGCGCCTTTTCGTTTGCCACTGTCATATAAGGGCGTGCAGCGTGGCTGCTTGTGCCGTACTCTGCCGCAAAGCCGATTGTTGCATAGCGCACCTTGCTTTTATCTCCTTTTCTGTCGTTTCCATGCTTTGCCCGTCCCTGTGGGTATATCTCTACGTATTTCTCCGTATCGTCGCCCTTTACGTCCGTAGCTTTTATGGAATTGATAAAACCGCCCGTTTCATTCAGTCCCATTGCCTGTGCCTCTGCTCTCTGTGCCTCTATCAGCACATCAGCACCAGCTTTAAGCATTTTGGGGACTGCCTCAACTGTAGCCGCCTCTCTCCGGCTGAAAGCGTCTATAATATCTTCCAGCCCGACTGTGTTAAACTCTCCCATGCTTACACCTCGTTTCTGTGGCGTAAATCTGTAAGCGTAAGCTCTATGGTGTCTGTCCCTGTATCGTAGGTTTTAAGCACGAAATAGCGCCGCCCGTTTACTTCTACCACGTCCTCGCCGCCATAATCTGCCTTGTGTACCTCGTACTTTGCCTCTACCAGTTTTCCTGTCTGCTGGCTCTTAAAATATTCGCTGTATCCTACTGATTTTTTGTTACAGAATACAGTGCGGGTGCTTTCTTCCGGCTTTACTGCAAAGCCGTTTTTATTTACCCTGTTTTCTGCTGTTGTTTCTGCAATAAGTGTTAATTCGTCCAGCCACTCCACCGCTTTACACCCCACTTTCTGTGCTGTTGGTGTCCGTTTCGGACACTTGCGGCGCTGTGTTGTATTCTGCTGATAAAGATAAGCGCATTTTAAGTGCGTCGTATGATTTTCTGAATTGTTCCGCAGCATTGTTAAAACCAAACTCTGCCTTGCAATACAGTGTAATTGCTCTGATAATCAACCCGTCTGTCTCTTTTATCACTTTTACGCCGTCATTTTTCATATCAGCTTTGCAGGCGGCTATACAGTCGTTTATTTCCTCTGTGATTTTCTCACTGGTGCTGCTGATACGCAGCGCCGCCCGCATCTTCTCTGTTAATGTTGTGGCATCTGCTGCCATAGCCTGCACCCTCTTTCTTACTCTTCTATTACTACTGCTGCTCCTGCCTCTTCCAGAACTGCTGCACGTTCTCTGCTTACTGCGTATTCGTCCCCAGTATCCTTAATCTGGTTTAATTCCTTGTCAAGAAAACGGCGCTGTGCTTTTACTTTTACAAGCTCCGTGGTTGCCTCTTCCTCTTCGGTTTTCACTGCTGCCTCTGCTGCCGCCTCTTCCGCTGCTCTTTTATCCTCTTCTGTAAGCTCGCTTTCGTCCGGTATGTCTACCTCAACCGCTGCGCAGCGTGTAGCAATTTCTTTCTTTGTACCCTCTGCATCTACGCCCAGTTGCTTTGCCAGCTCCTGCAAATCTTCTTTCTTGTAGCTTTCCAGTTCTTTAGCGTCTAAATACCCTTTCATGGTTTACCTCACTTTCTGGCAGCCAGTGTTTATGTACCAGCTGCCTTGTTAATTACACTGCCTCGATTTTCTTTACAACTACAAGGCTGTTTTTATCTACTACCTTGCCGTCTACAAGCATAATGCCCTTTGTAATCTGGTCGTCTGTGTCGTTGTCCTCATACTTCTTTACGCCCATAGAGTAGTTTGTATTAAGCACGTAGTCCTTAAAATTGAAAAGGAAAGCAAAAATTGTATCTTTCGCAAGTGCTGCGCTGTAGCTTGCTACGTAATCGCAAAGTACAACTGTTCTGCCTAAAAGCGTTCTCTCCGGCTTTCCAGATGTTCCATAGTTCACTTTTGCGATAGGCTGCCCGTTCTTATCGGTCATGCCTACATACTCCATAAAGGTCTTTTTACTCATGCACCACACAGCGCCATTTTCATAAGCCATAGGTAAAGCACCCTCTGCCTTAATCAAATCGCTGTAAGACGGTGCGGCGCTCTCGATTGTCTGCCCGTCGGCTGGTGTCTCTGCTAAAATTCCTTTCGGTTTTCCTGTTCCGTTTCCGTCAATGATTGCCTGCTCTAACGCTTTTGTCATTGCCTCAACAATATTGTTAATAAGCAGTGTTTCAAAAGCGCTGATTGCCATTGTATCTACTTCCAGAGATACGGCTACTGCGCAGCGCAGCTTATGGTATGCAAAAGTAATCATGCCGTCTTTTGCAATATTCTTTTTCTGCTTGTCGCTGCCTGCTCCCTCATTTACCCATGTTGCAGTAGGCTTTACAGTAGATACGGGGATAGAAACGCCGCCCTTGTATGCAGTTCTGGTTACAAGGGCTAAAATCATTCCTGTACTTTCCAGTTTCTCTACAATCTGGTTAAGCACTGTGGTAGGAATAACTGCGCCTACGTCCGTGCTTTTGCTTACTGCATCTGCTCTGTACTCTTTCGGCAGTGCCTCGCCTCTGCACACGTATTTCATAAATGCTTTTCGGTATTCCATACTGCCGTACTTGTCGTCGTTGTCGCCCTCTCCTGCTGCGCCCTTGAAATTTCTAAGCACTCTCTGCTGTCCCTCGCCGCCGTTTCCGTCGTCTACGTTCTCGCCTGCTGCAATTCTTGCAAGTAAGGCGCTGCGCTTTTCTGCTGCCGCTGTAATCGCCGCTCTTTCTTCCTGTAATGCAGTTACTTCTTTTTCAAGTGCTGTAATTTCCTCTTCTTTCAGCTCTGCCGCTCTTGTGGTAAGCTCTGCCTTGATCTGTGCTAATCTTTCCTCGATTTCTTTTAATCTCATTGTTATGTTTCCTTTCTGGTTTTGAATTTTATAAGCTCGCTCTAATCTTTAGTATTGCTGCCCGCCTCTTAAGCAGCTCCTGCCTCTCCTGCTCGTAACTCCTACTCGCAAAAGCACGGGCGCTTATTTCAGTATCGCCGTTTGCTGGAATGCTCACGGCTGACACATCATAAACTTTCTTGATTTTCAAAATCGTCCTTGTGTGTGTTTCTCTGTCGTAGCTTTCCTCTGCTACGCTAAAAGCCCATGACATTTTATTTATCATGCCTGCCTCTATGTCTTGGTATAGCCCACGGGCTAAATCTGTCTTGCCTAAATCAGCCGCCACCTTAAGCCCTTTATAGTCCGGCTGTAAAATCAGCGTCTTATTTGACTGTCTGGCAAATACCCTGCCCTCATGGTCGTACTGCATGATAACGTCGCTCATGTCTGCACCGTCTAAAGCGTGTGCATCTATTCTTTCGTAAATCTTTGTGCCGTCCTCAAATTCATACAGCAAATACGGCGTATCAAACGTAGTGGCGTAACCCTCTACGTAATACTCCGTCTGTATCAATTTTGTTGCACTCTGCGCTGTCAATGGCGCTGCCAGCGCCCTATATTCCCGCTCTTTCTTAATCGGCATTATTTACACCCTCTTTCTCTCCCAGCCCGCCTGCTGGTTCGCCTGCTGTCGCTGGCGGTGTCTGCTGTGGCTCTGCCTGCTGCCCTGTTGCTATGGGCGCTTGCTGTATAATTATCTGTGGCTTTCCATTACTGTTTTGCAGTTCGCTTACCTCTGTGTACTCTTTTCGGATATAATACTTTTCCCCGTCCTCAACGTGTGCCATGTTCCATATATCCATAACACCGTTTCTGTTTAGTAATGCACGGTCAAAAAGCTGTGTGCTTACGCTTAGCTTTGTTGCGTTGCTGGCATATTGCAGGCGGTTTGCTGAAAAGAAAATAGCATTACCGCAAGCTCTTTCTCTCTCGGTAAAACTCATATTTGTCATAACAAGCGATAGCTGTATTGCAAACGGTTCTATTTTCCCCTCGTAGTAAGCATTCCACGTATTTTCATCAAATTTATTTTGTAAAATATCCATGTTTGTACCAAAATGCGTGCATACATTTTCCTGTATATTCTGCATCTGCAATGCGTTTGGCGTGTATGGTTTGCTCTCTACCTGTTTCAGCTCACTAAACTTGTTATCATAAATTATCATGCCGCTATCGTTGTCGGCGCTTAAGTTATCCTCGGTAAAACGCTGTCGCTCTTTCTTTATGTCCTCTGGTTTCAATATATTTGCCACTTTTGCCAGAAAGCGGATATTTGCAGAATTTTTGACAGCGTTTATAATTCCCTCGTTTTGCGTGTGTATCAGCTGCATTGTTGGCTTAAGCGTTCTGTTGTCCTCTCCAAAAAGGTCGTCTGTGTATTCAAAATCTGTCATAATGCCTACACGTTCAAACTCTATAGCTCCATGCTCGCCATTCGCAAACAGATACCGTAAATATACCTGCCCTGCTGCCTCTACGACTTCGCAGCGCTGTGCCCTCAATGGATACCATCCACAAAGCCGCCCGTACTCGTCCTCGATAGGTATAATAAAAGCGGTGTGTTCCACCGCTACATACGTTGCCAGACGCTTAATAAATTTTGTTGTATCCATGAAATAGTTAGGCTTATGCTGTAGTGTCTTTTCCAGTGACTTAAGGGCGCTGCCCTCAATCTCCGGCTTAAGTTTACTGCAATGTGTAGCAAAGCTGTTTACTGCCGTTCTGGTTAAATCCATTTCATATACGCCGCCATTATAACTGGTAAACGTCGGGCTGTATCCGTTCAGCATTTTAAAATAGCTGTCGATATATCGCAGCTCTTTACCATGAAAAAGATAATCTAAAAATTTCATGCCGTTTACTCTCCTTTCTATGCGGCATTTTTAAGCAGCTCGCCGCACTCTTCCCAGTATTTCTGCCGCACGGTCATTGCATCTATGACAGATACAAAGCCGTCGATATGCGCCCGCTGCTCGATTTTTATAGGTCTGAATTTTCTTGTTTCCATGTTGTGCTTAAGCGCAACATTTAAGAAATGTGTCTTTAGTAAATTGTTGTCGGCGATCTTAAAATCGCCGTCTTTTATGATGCCCTCAAACTCCCGTATAACTGGTGTAAGGTTTTCGCCTTGGTAAACGTCGTCCATGTGAAAACCATAATTTGCCATATCGGTAATAAGGTACTGGGCGCTGTATCTGTCGTAGCCAATTTTTAAAGGTCGTATGCCGTAATCTTCCAGCAACATAGTAAACCAGCCGTAAACGTCGTGGTAGTCTACGTAATTCTCGCCGCTTAAGGTTATCAGCCCATTTTTAACAAATATGTCATACGGCACGCCGTCCGTAGCCTGTAAGTATTCCAGTCTGCCCCGTGGCATAAAGAACTGCGTAAACGCATACAGTGTGCCGTCTTTCTGAATAACCACGCTGGCTGCCGTTAAGTCCGTTGTCTGGCTTAAGTCAATACCGCCCACTGCGTAGCAGTCCCTAAAGTCCTCTAAGGTCTTTTCTACTCCGGCGTTCTCTACTGTCTGATATTCCAACCATGCAATAGAGCTGTTCTGCTTGATATTGCAATACTTTGTAAGGAACTCTGCTTTTTTACTTAAGCTGCCCTCTGCTACTGCTATCTCGTCCATAAAGAAACTTTCTTTTACGGATACGCCCATGTTAGGGTTAGCCTTTTTCAGTTCGTCTATGTCGTTCCACTTCTCCACATCATCAATCACGTAAAGGAATGGTAATAGCCTGCGCTCTTTGCTGTTTCCTTTCAAGAAACTTGTGCTACGTTTCATTAGTTCATCATAAATACTGTCGTTGATATATCCGGCAGTGCTTATGCTCAATATCATAGGTTGAGTACGTGCGCCTAAAGCGGATTTCATAACCTCATACTGCTTTAGTCCAGCGTCCCCGCTCCATGCTGCCATTTCATCACATACCACAAGCTGCGGGTTAAATCCGTCTGACTTCTTGGCGTTAAAAGCGATCGGCTTTATTACCGTGTTGCTCTCTGCAATATAAATATCGCTGCGCCTCTTCTTTGCCAGCTCTGCTAACTCGTCCTCTGCCTGTACCATCTGATAAAATCCGTCATATACCAGCGCCGCTTGATCTAATTTCGGCGCTAAGCAATATATTTCTTGTCCATACTCCGGCTCTAAGTACGCCATATATGCAATGATCGCAGATGCAAATAAACTCTTTCCGTTTTTTCTGCCAATTACAATAAAAATTTCACGGAAAATACGTATTTTTTCTGCGTCTTGTATGCCAAAAATAACAGAAACTATGGCTTTCTGCCATAGTTCCAGCTTAATTAAATCATTACGCCCCTTGCTGTGGTGGCAAAAGTTCTCTATGAACCGTATAGCCTTATTCGCAGCCTTTGCATTAAAAAAATATTCCTGCTTTTGCAGCCCGTTTATAATGATTTCGTATATTTTCTTTATCCATTTTCCCGCTATGATTTCGCCGCTTGTAATCTTTGCGTGGTACTCATAGATATAATTTCGATAAGGCGGCAATATTGCTTACTCTTCCCGCAAAGCCGCCAGCCTGCTTGTCTTTCGTTTCGCAGCTGGTACTAATTCCGTAAGCTGCTTAATCACTGCTGCATAGTTCTTACTAAGCGCTATGTAGGTTTCTGCCTCTGGGCTTTTCTTTGTTCCCCACTGGTTCTGCCCGTTCTGGTACTCACTCGTCCAGCCGTCTTTTTCAAGTTTCGCCTGCAAGTCGTCCAGCTCAACGCTCATAAATGCAGCCTTTTCTATCAGCGGCGTTACTAATTTTCTTTTGTTTTCGTCTAAGTCCTTGAAAATTCCCTTAAGTCTGGTCTTTTCGGTCTTTATCCTCTGTTCTTTGGTTTTTTCTTTCTTTGTTGCCATTCCTTTACCCCGCTTTCCATTCCTGCGCCGCACCACACCCCCTACACCACCCGTGCGCACGCCCGTAGGGTAATTTTAGGGTATCCCCCTCGGTATTCGCCCCCTTTAATTATTTTTCTGATATGGGGGGGAGTATGCCGCCGTTCTCGTCGAACCGATACCGCTTATGCCTCTCCTGTTTGTGGTGTTCCTTGTTGTGGCAGTCTTGGCACAACGCCTCTAAGTTATCCCAGCACAACGTAACGCTTATGTCGTTTATGTTCTCTCTGTTAAGCCAGCGCTTATGATGCACTATCTTTGCAGGCTGCCCGCAGCGTTCACAAATATAATCTTGTGACATTAAATAAGCGGCTCTGGTTTTTTCCCATGCCGCTGATAAATAAAAACTCTTAGCCCATGCTTTCATACTGTCCCCTCTCTTTCTTCATTCCCCAGCGCCCTAAGTTTCATGCGCTGGGTGGAGGCTAAAGAATGAATAGAAAAAGAGTAGGTAACTGCTGCCGCACATGGCTTAAGCTATCGCCTACTCATTTCATGCTACCATTGTATCTCTTTTGTTTTCCCATGTAAACACCACGTTTTTACCACGATATTACCCGCTGCTGCTCTGTTATCATTTCTCTTACTGGCACGCCTGCTGCTCTTAGCTGCTCGTATATGCTCCTTATCTCATGCCTAAACCAGCCTACATACTGCATGGGTACTGTCTGATATTGCCGCCCCATAAATGGGTTATCTGCATACGCTGCCACCTGTGAAAACTCATATAGCAGCAGTGGCTTACTCTGATCTAATAATAGCCGCAATATATATGCTGTCGTTCTTCCGTGTAGCCGTCCCTCTGGCGGCTGCCATATCCCAGTTATTATATATAGCCTCTGCCACTCGTAAAGCTCAAATCCTAACGCCTGCTCTATATGCTTTATCAACCTGTCTGTCGCCTGCTGTTCTCTCGCTGTTTCCCGCTTTCTTTTTATCCGTTCCTTTATTTTTTTAAACACTTACTTTACCCTCTCTTCATCAATGCCCCACAATAATACTGACAGCTCATTTATGATACCTGTTACCCAGCGCCTCGGTGTATTCTTTCCTGTGTCCAGCTGCTCTGCAATTTCCGCATAGTCCATACCCTGCATGAAATACATTTCAAAAGCCTTGTACTCTACGCCTCTGCCTGCTGCCTCTCTGCGGCGCTCTATCTCTTCTACCGCTTTGTCTATATGCGCTGTCATTATCAATGTCTTAAAGCGTGTGCGTCTGATACTCTCTAAGTATGTACGCTGCTGCTCGTCCGTCATGCCCTTAAGCTCTAACTGCTGCCCGTCACTTATGGCGTTCTCGATATGGAAAACTGCATCACGGTAACATTTCATAAGCGTAAAAGTGTTGTGGTATTTCTCTTTCTTCTGCTCCTGCTTTTCTTGTCTTTTCAGTTCCGTTATTGCAGCCTTTGCCTGTTTCTGCATCAGCTCTGTTAATTCGCTTTCGTGCAGCTGTACCCAGCTTTCAGCCTCTGGCGGTATTTCTGCCCCTGCCGCCGCCATTGTCTTTGTTTCTTCCTGCTCCATGTTCTGTACCTCGCTTTCTGTTAATTAAACGGCAGCTCTTCGTCTGCTCCCTCTGGGATATTCATAAACCCGTCACTCTCCGGCAGCTGCTGCCCTCTCGCCTCTGCCTCTGCTTTGCTCTCTCCAAATCCTACTCTATTTGCCACAACCTCTGTGTAATATACCTTACTGCCCGTGCGCTGGCTCTCGTAGCTGCCTGTTTTAATCTTACCAGTAACCTCTGCCCTGCTGCCTTTGCTTAACCATTTCTGCGCCCATTCCGCAGTACGTCCGAAACACTTAATATTTATAAAATCTGTATCTTCCCCGTCGTCTACCGCAAGCGTAAAGCGGGTAATAGCTGTGCTATTGTCCTGCCCGCCATATCTAAGCTCTGGCTCTCTTGTAAGCCGCCCTGTAAGTGATACGTTATTCATTCTCTCTGCCCCTCTCTTCCAGTTTGTCCAGCTTTGAAAATATAGCCAGCAATTCCAGTGCTATAATTCCCAGTAAAATATTAGTCATTTTCTACCGCCTCGCTTTCTTCTCTCAATCCTGCTGCCATATTGCTAAACGCCGCTGCTACGTTCTCGCATAATGTCGCCAGTGCTGGCTTTATACTCTGCGCCCAGCGGTTAATAGCTGCCGTCAATGTTTCTGCTGCTGTTGGCAAGGTTTTATTTATCTGTCTTGCCATTTTTCTTGCAAGCCTGCGCTGTTTTCGCTTGTCCAGCTCTAACGGCGGGTTTACTCCATGCTTTTTCTTATAGTTCTTTTTCCACTGTCTGTATTTCACTGCTTACGCCCCTTTCTCCATATCGTATACGGTAGCACCCATACTGGCGCTGTTATTATCAACGCCAGTTTAGCTACGCATATCAGGCAATATACCACCCCGTCTACTACTACCTTTCCCGTTTCTTCCAGCGCATCTACTACGCCGTCCATAAACTCAAACATTTACCGCCCCGCTTTCTGTGTCCGTTTCGGACACCTTACCCGTATAGTCTGTTACTCTGATACCCAGAATACAGTAGCCCTCTGTAAGCCCTGTATAATCTTCCAGCATATAAATAATATCTGCGTCAATCGTGCGCCCTGTATGCTTACCGTCCTTAAATTCCAGCATTTTAAGGCTGTCGCCCTGTTTATAGCCTCTGTTATTCTTCCGCAGCTCAAAGCTCTTTTTCCCGCTTACTACGTCCTCGTAATAAGATGCCACTATTTTTATCTCATGCTGCTTATGCTCTGTGTCTCCCTCGCTTGGCAGATGCTCCATTTTTTCTGCGTCTGCCCGCTCCTGCAATTTCTTCTTTGTCTGGCGGTCTATAGCGTCCTGCTCTTCGCTGTACCGCTGTTCGTCCGTCTTTTCAGCCTCTGCCTTGTTTATGTACTGGTCGCATTTCTGGCACGTTCCCGTTTTTACGTTGCAGTCCTTGTATTTCTGGCAGGAATAGCACAAAGACGTTATGCTTTCTGGGTGCGGTGTTTCGTAATCGTCCCCTGCCTTTTTCTCTGCTACCTTTTCCGCTATTTCCTTTGCCCTCACATTTTCGCCCGCTGCTGCTTTTTCCGCTATTTCTTTCTGCTCGTCCTCGTCCAGCTTGGCTGCCTCGTATGCAGCAGTGATGCCTAAATTGCCCTCTTTCAGCTGCTCTTTAATCTCCGGCGTGGCATTGTTGTTAATTGCGTCCATTCTGGCTACGTTTGTGCTGCTCTCATTTATCATAGCCGCCACTAAATCACGCATTTTGCCCTGTATCTCTAAGCCGTCCTCTTCCTTGGCTCTGATAAGCGCCGCTTTGGTACGCTCTACTAATCTGGTTTTTTCATAGGCTGTAAGCTCCTGCGTATATCCGTTGCCAGCCAATAAGCGTAGCTCATACATTGCCTCGCTCATATCCATAAAGCGGTAAAGCACTTTCTCATACTCCTTATACCCCCGCTCTAAGTTTAAAATATTTGCCGCATTACGTCTGTGTCCGTCGATTATACGGTATTCCCCGTTTACTCTCGCCAATACTGTAGGCTGCTCCTGTCCTACGTGTAAAAAGCTGTCTGCCAGCTCTTCTATGTTCTCTAATTTCTGGTGTGTATTCTCCTGCGCTGCTTTTACCTCGTAAGGGCTTAAATAGATTTCTTTGTACCCCTCTGTCTGCGCCTGCTGCCCTGCTGCTTTCGTCTTTGCGTTCAGAATGTCGTTAATACCAAACTTTGCCATATTCTCTACCTCGCTTTCTCAATCCTTTGTTTTTTCTTACACTGTCCCATTACTCCGTTGCACATTTCGCACGTTCTCCAATGCTCGCAAGCGTCGCTTTGCGGGCATTTCTTCCCTGCATATCTGCTGCCCCAGTTCCAGCACTCCGTACCGCCAGTCCTGCTGCAATGCCAGTAAGCGCATAATCTCTCTTTATGTGCCACGCTTGCTACCTCGCTTTCCCTGTATACGCTGTTACAAATTTCTTGTACCCCTGCGCCGCTCCGCAGCATGGGCTATACTCATAAATCGGCTTACGCATGAAAGTATTTTCTGCTACTTTCTTGGAATACCGAATAATACCCAAAATATTAAAATCTGTCTTTTGTTCCAGCCATTCTACGCCTGCTGCCTCTCCGTCTGTGTTCTGGTATGACGTGATCAAAACGCCTGCCAGCTTTAATGCTGGGTTAAATGCCTTTGCGTCCTCTATCTGCTCTGTTACAATGTCCAGCCCCTCTAAAGCGTCCTCGTCCACCTTTACAGGTACTATTACCTCGTCTGTGATTGCCAGCGCATTTACAACATTAAGCCCAATATCTGGCGGGTTATCAATGATGCAGTAATCATACTTGCCGTATATGGTGCAATCTCCGTAATGCTGCGCCTTTGCATATACCAGCGCTTTGTATCTCTCTATCTGGTTTTCGCTGTCCTCTTTGGTTAAATTCCACGTAGCCCCAAATAGTGACATATTCGCCGTTACAATGTCGATACCCTCATACTCTGTATGCTGTATCAGATCGTCTGCATTTTCCCAATCCCCAGCCAGCAGTTTTGTAACTGGCGCTACATTCTCTGCATCATATCTGCTGTACGCCTTGCTTAAGTTTCCCTGCTTGTCGTTGTCGATCAGTAGCACCCTATAGCCTCGCCTGTAAAGTTCATACGCCATGTTTGCCGCTGTAAAGGTCTTGGCTACGCCACCCTTTAAGTTCAAAATGCTTATTGTTTTCATTCTTTGCCTCTCTTTCCTGCGTCGCCTCTAACGCATGGTTACTGTTTTCTGCTCTTTTGTAAGCTCGTCTGAATGTAATAAATACTGCTCTATCAGCTGCGCTGCTGGCTGCCAGCCGTAGCAGACAGCGGTATAATAGCCCTGCTGCCGCAGATACTCTAACCACTCTTTCTGTTTCTTGGTCGTCGTGTTCTTGCCTGCCTTAAGCTCTATGTAAAGCCCGTGATACCCAGCCCGTGCAGCTGGTAGCATAATATCCGGCACGCCAGCCTTTACGCCCTGCCTTTTAAGCGCCACTGCTGTTGCTGCATCACGTTTGCCGCCGTTTGGCACATGATACATATATTCAAGTTCCGGCATAAGCCCTGTTCTGTATGCAGCCCAGTTAAATAATGCCTCTTGATGCCCGCTTTCGTCGTCCAGTCTAAAGTTTCTCATTTTCTCGCCTCGCTTTCTGCTTAAATTCTACATACTGGCAAATTCTAAAAAGCAGCCCGTCCTTATGCGGCTTGCTGTTTTCTATCGCCAAAAGCGTTATTGTTTCCTCGCTTTTTAGTCCTACATTTCCCAGTACGTCCCAGCGGCATATATCGTAGTATCTGCACCGCAGGCAGCAGCGCTTACAGTCCTTGTCTTTCTGGAATAACCAGTATTTAATTTTTTCTATCATGCTTTGCATTTCATCCCCCCCTATCCGTTATTTTTACTAAGGTGTATCTTAAATACCCATAGCCGTAATACTCTGGGCTATGTACGCCCATGCTCACGCTGTTCTTGTCCACGTAATAGCCCTTTATTGCCTTTGGCTCTTTCTTGAAATACTCACGGTCTGAAATTATGTGATACTCTGGCTCTGGTCTCACTAAATTCTTGCTGCAATTCCAGCGCTTGCCCTGTAATGCTCCGTCAGTACCCTTTTTATGCGTTCCTGTGTATTTAATTAAATAGCTTGCCAATTCTGCATAGTTGCCGCTATCGTCCAGAGGGAATACCTTAACCCTGTTATGCCCCTCGTATGCCTTATACCAGCAGCGTTGTAAAATCTCTGTGTCAATTTTATTTACTACAAGGTGGTGATGCCTCGCACCTTTCTTGCCTATCTCCATAACGTGTATGTATTTGAACTCTAACCCTGCTTTTCTGTACTCCTTTCTGCACTCCCTCAAAAATACATCTATGTCCTGCCGCATCTGCTCCGGCGTTCTGTCTGGTTCTCCTTTCCTGCGGATATAATCAAGCACTAAATGGTAGTCCCCATATCCATAGTTCGCATTTATGAGTATCCTTAACTTTCTCTCTGCCTGTCTGGTGTTTACTTTCTCCTGCTCTTCTTTTGTTGGCTTTACCTTATCCCCTCTGCTGATACCTTTCTTTTTGTATCTGCTGGTAAAGTACCTCTCTATCTCTATCGTATTCCCCGCTTTTGTTACCCTCTCTACGTATGGCATATATCTACCTCTCTGTCGGTTCGTTAATACTTTTATCAAGTGTTAAAACGGGCTGCCCGCCCGTTAATTTTCTTGACTTTGCGCCATACATAGCTTATAATTTTTATAGTATTTCAAAGCTGTATAGCTTAGCGCCTATGGTGTTTCCCCACCGTAGGCGCTTTTATTTTTTCATGTTTCCTGCCGCTCTCTTATGCGGCTTAAGGCATACTCATAAGCCCGTCTGTACGGATCTCTGCAATCGTAGCCCGTTCAGCTATATAATTTGCTGCCACTACAAAACTCGCAGCTATGCAGCTTTGCGTAATCGCTCGCCGCCCTCTCCTGTCGCTTTTCCTCATATTCCAGATGCTGCTTAATCTGGTTTGCATCTATAACCGTAATCCCCAGCATATTTGCTGTATGTATTTCTCTGTCCATTCCCTCTGTTATGCCGTATTTCACGCCGACAATAACAAAATCGCAACCTTTCAGCAGCGCAAGCCCCGCAGCCATGCCCCTTGCCCGCTCTTCCGGCTTTTTATCGTCCATGCACTGCGTCATATATAAATGCGGCGTAATAGGCGCTAAGCCCGCCTCTAATGCCTGCCGTGTCAGTTGCTGCGCATAATCTATGTTTCTGTCCAGCTCTGCGCCGTCTTTCGCCCTGTATGGGCTGCATATATAAACCTTTCTCATGCCTTTTTACCCGCTTTCTGTTGTGCCTCTGCCCGTGCCTGTTCATTTCCTGCCAGATATGCTGCTAAGCACATCAGCTCGTCTGCTCCCTTTTGGTCTATAAAATTACAATCAACGCAGCATTTACAGTACCCCGTAATCTGTAAATATCTGTCGTATACTTCCTGTGGTGTCTGGCATTGCTTTAAGCTATCCACCATGCCTACAAGCTGCTGTATTGCCTTTATTCCTGCCTCGCCGCCCTTTCCGTGTATCCCTACTGTAATCTGCTGCATTTTTGTTGCGCCGTCTGCTCCTAAAATTGTTTTACTCTTCATTCTGTGCCTCGCTTTCTTCCTTAAACCCAGCCAAAAGCATAGTCATTGCATCTATCGCTGTATCAAAATGTTTTCCCAGCTCTGCTGCGTCAATAAGCCCCTGCTTTGTGTTTCTTCCGTTCCCTTTCATTGCCTGCGCTTGCAAAATAGGTTTTAACTGGCTAAGCCCAGCTATGCTGTTCTCTAACTCTTCCTCACTCACGCAGATTTTTACATAACCCTTGCCGATATGTTCAACACTCATTTTCTGCCTCTTCCTTTCTTCTAATCAGCCGTACCGATACCTCGTAAGCTGTGCGCTGTTCTCTTTCTCCTGTGGCTGCGTCAAGCACCTTTTCATACTGGCGGCTCTGATACCGTCCCAGCAGCTCTACAGTGTCGCCCTGCTGCCACTGCGCCGCCTCGTCTGCCTGTTCCTGCCAGCAGATGCACGGTAAATAGCAGTTGCTGCCTGTAAGCTCATTTCTTACCCTTACTGCAAGATCAGTAATACGCTTGCCTCTTGGCGTTTCTCTGTGTGTTGGCTTATTCGCTATAACGCCTCTTACTGCTACCTCGTCCTGCTCTACTGCCTTTTCTGATACCGCCACAAAATCTGCCAGAATATATACCAGCAGTCTACCGCTCTGGAAGTCCTTAAGCGTCTGTGCCTTGCCTGTCAGTAAAAGCCTGCTGCCCTCTACAAATTCCTGCATAACGTCAAATTCTATGCCGCTGCAAGCCCTGTATGGTACGTCCTCTGCAAATACTACCGTTACCTCGTCCGGCACGCCGCTTGGTCTTACCGTTTCCAGCTTTGCCATATAACCACAAAACGGCAGCCCGCATAGCTGCTTAATTTCTTTAATTTGTGTAAGCGTTCCTACCAGTCCCGCTGCATTTCCCTTGATACCGCCACCTGTAAGCTCGTCCATGATTGCAGTATCTAAATCCCGTAAAAAATCTGGCTTTTTCTTTGTCATACTTCCTGCCCTTTCCTTTCTTATATGTAAATGGTGTAGTAAAGCGACATCTGCAAATCACTAAACTTATACTGTGCTGTCTGGTCTGGCTCTAATGGTTTCATAAGCCCCAGCTCTTCCCAGCGTCTGTGCGTTATCTCTGGCACTGTCCTAAATTTCTTTACCTCATGCTCGCTGTATTTTCGGTATTCCTCGCTTATCTCATGGTCTGCAAACGGTTTGAACGCTGCCAGATACCCTACGTAAACCTCTGCTTTGCCCTCGATAATGCGCAGGCGGTCTGAACTCTCCAGCGTGCCTATAAATTCCTTTACTGTCACTGTCTGCCTCTCCTACTTCTCCGGCATTTCGTACAGCCTCGGTATTACTGCTGCAAACGGCTGTACGTCCATGCCGTCCCTTACTATGGCTGCACCGCCAGCCGTAAACAGATAGCTTACGCACGCTTTCTGTATCTCGTCCAGAACCTCTAAGCAGCGCTCTTTTGTGGCATACTCTCCGATTTCCTCTAAACACCCGTCACTTATGCAAATTACGTGGCGCTTTTTGTCTGCCTCTGCGCCGCCTCTCTTTTTCTTTACGTCCTCGTACTCTCCGTACTCTACGCAGGCGTAATTACCGCCCAGTCTATACAGCTTTTCTTTATTCTGGCTGCGTATGTATACCTCACTCATTGCCTGCCTCGCTTTCGTCCTTATGCTCTTGGTAGCCCTCTAAGTAGCCTATTGCCTCTACGTCAATGTCCTTGCCGTTCTTACCGTCGTTGTTTATCCGAATTTTACCGTAGTAGGAATAAATACAGCAGCCGTCATAGTCGTATACTCTTATACTGCCCTCTGTGGCTGCCTCTGGCGTTTCAATTACCAGCGGCTCTGCCTGCTGCATCTGCGCTGCTACCTGTTCGTCCGTCACTGGCTCGCTGTTCTTTCCTCTGTACCAGATAACCCACATAAACAAAATGATTGCCAGCACGCCTGCTGCTATAATGGCTACGCACTGTATCAGTTTTTTAACTGTCTGTCGTTTCTGTTTTCTCATAGTTTCAGCCTTTCTTTTTCCTCTTCCCAGTCAAAACTTGTGCAGGCTATGCAACGCTTGCAGCGTTCTATAGGCTCGTCGTCCCCGTCGTGTGTAAATCCCAGACAAGCGCCGCCGTCCATTCCAGCTGCGCCCCATTTTTTCTGCAAACTGCATTTTTTAATACGCTGCTTTATCCGGCACTCTTTGCATATAACCTTTTGTCCGGCTGTGCAGCCCTTACGCCTTGCATGGTACTTAGCCCACTCTCTGCTTACTCCTGTTTCCTCGCTTTCCCAGCCAATTACCCACTTGCCGCATACGTCGCAATATACCTGTGTTGTTACCGTCCTTGTTATTCCCATGTTTGCCCCTTTTCTGCCTCAAAATAGTAGTTGTCTACTATCAGCATTTTTTTACTGAAAAGGCACATAAGCCCCAGCGGTACGGTAATAACCGCTATTGTTATGTCGCCCTCT